CACAAACAAACTAGGAGACCAACATGGCCACGACCGTAATTACAGGGCGCGATCTTTCGGTTACGATCGCGACCAAAAACTATAACGAGCAAGCAACAAGCGCAACGCTAAGCGGCGACGTAACTATCGAAACTTACGACACGCTTTACTCTAAGGCTTATCGTTCAATCGATAAGCAGTGGACGTTCGACGTCGAAATGCTTGCAGACTGGGGCGCGACAGATTCACTCTGTGAAGCTCTATGGACTGCTGCAGAAGCAGCTCCAAACACTACTTTAGCGATCTCGCTAACAGCTGTTACAGGAGCGGTCTTCGCGTTCAACGTGCTACCAATTTTCCCAAGCGTCGGCGGTTCAAGCCCAGACGCTCAAACTGTAACGCTATCCTTTACAGTAGTGGGAACACCTACAGAAACATTCAGCTAAAAAACAGAATCGGGAGCAAAAATGAAACTAAACATCGAAGTCGAATACTTCTCAGGAGAGGTCGCTACTTACGTGGCGGCTTCTCCAGAGTGGTCGAAGTGGGAGAGCAAAACTTCTAAGACTATTCAGCAAGCCGAATCGATCGGAGTTAACGATCTTCTCTTTCTTGGCTACGCAGCCATGAAGCGAGAAGCTGCGGGAACTCCAGTAAAGCCTTACGAGGTCTGGATCGAAACGGTCGCGGAAGTCTCAGCAAGTAGCGCAAACCCAAAAGCTATCCCGTCGGAAGCTTAAATCGATTAATAGTCGAACTGGCCATCGCGACACAAATCCCGATGAGCGAGTGGCAGACGGCGGAGCAAATACTTACAGCTATAGAGATTCTGGAGAAACGGAATGGCAGATAAGAAAGGCCGCGGCACTTATGCCATTACCGTAGATCCTTACGAGTTTAAGAATCTGCTTGGCCTTTTAGGTTCATTTCCCGCCGAGTATCAGCAACTCGTCCGAGATCGAGCTTTACCTTTATCTAAGCGTCTAGCTGGTCAACTTATGATGAGCGCACAAGCCGCGCCAGCTCCACAGACTAAACTCGTAGCCGAAACGATTACGCCTAAACGCGATCGTCTTATTCGCGTCGACATCGGTGGCCCTAAGAAGGTCGGTCGAAAGTACGGCGGAGAAGCTTCTAAGAGTGGTAAGGGAAACAGAGTCCGCCAGAACGCAGCTCCAGCGGGCGCGCTCTTATGGGGAACGGAATACGGTTCTCATGGCGGCGTGGACTCCATCGGTCGAACATTCACGAATAGATTTAAGACTCCTTACAATAAGCGCGGCTACTGGATCGCTCCAGCTGTGGATTATTACGTTCCGATCATCGCTCGCGAATACGCTTTAATGGTTCAACAAATCGCGGACGAATTGAGGTTTAAGTAATGGCTGGCATTCCTAAAGTAAAGATAACTTTCGACGCAGACTTTGACGAATTAAAGAAAGGCGTTAAAGGCGCGCAAAATGAAGTCGAAGGCTTCTCTAGCAAGATCGGAAAGTTCGGCAAGGTAGCCGCTGCCGCTTTTGCAGCTGCCACAGTCGCGGCCGCCGCCTACGCGGGGAAGCTTCTTATCGATGGCGTTAAGTCAGCAATCGCAGACGCAGCAGCTCAGGAGAAACTCGCTTTAACCTTAAAGAACGTTACAGGAGCAACAGACGCCCAGATCAAGGCAACCGAGTCTTACATAACGAAAACATCGCTAGCCTTCGGCGTTACAGATGACGATCTTCGTCCATCACTGGAACGCTTAGCTCGCGCTACTGGCGACGTAGAAAAAGCCCAGAAGCTTCAAGCTTTAGCTCTAGACATAAGTGCGGGCAGTGGGAAAAGTTTAGAAGCGGTCTCTAACGCGCTAGCCAAGGCAACAGAAGGCAACACGTCCGCGCTAGGTAAGTTAGGCGTCGGACTTTCTTCTGCTCAGTTAAAGACTCTTTCGATGGACGAGATTACTAAGAAGCTCGCCGATACTTTCGAGAATCAAGCTTCAACAAAAGCCGACACATTTCAAGGAAAATTAGATCGACTTACTATTGCATTCGATGAAGGTAAAGAGACCGTAGGTTCTTTTGTACTTGACGCGATTACTCCGATGGTTACGATTTTCGTGGATAAAGTAATTCCAACTCTTTCTAAGATGGCCGATTCAATCGGTAAAGATTTAGAAGGTCCGTTTAAGAGTATTAAAACAGTTCTTACAGACTTCGTAGTTCCAGCGTTTAAGGCTCTTTATAGTTATCTATTTGATTATGTCGTTCCGTTTTGGGCTAGTGTATTCGGCCCAGCCATTCAGGGAATCTCAACAGCTTTCGGTAAAGTTAGCGCAGCTATTAAAAATAACGAAGAGGATTTAGCTCCATTATTTACACTCTTTAAGTCCGTCGCTGGATTTGTAAGAGACACCATGGGCCCAGCTATCGGAACAATTCTTAAAGTCGCTTTCGAGGTTCTCGGAATTGCTATCTCTAGCGTCATTACTGGCGTCTCTAAAGTTGTCGGATTCTTGGGCGACATGATCGATAAGGTAAAAGACTTTATTCGATTAGTTAAAGAGAATCCGATCGTCTCTGGAATCTCTGGTCTTATTGATCGCGTCTTCGGTGGCGGACGTGCCAGCGGTGGCCCTGTTACTTCTGGAACGTCTTACATGGTCGGCGAGCAAGGGCCAGAACTCTTTACGCCTAATCGCAGCGGACAGATTATCCCAAATCATTCTCTAGGCGGTGGCGGCGGTGCAGTCATTAATTTAACCGTTAACGGAGCAATCGACCCAGAAGGTACAGCCCGAGCAATTATTAACGTTCTTAATAATTCAAGTTATCGTGGAACTCTTGGATCGGGTGCTTTCGCGTGACACTCTGGAATCCAGAATGGCGCGTTTTAATTAATGGCGTCGATTACCAAGAAGTCACACTGGCCAGCGTCCAGATAACAAGTGGCCGAACTTCCGTCTATGAACAGCCAGTCGCGGGCTACTGCTACATCGAACTAATTAACTTACAGAATACTTCTTACCCTTTTACAGTAGGTAACGAGATCCTTATCTCGATTAAAGATTCGACGGGAACTTACGTCGACCTTTACGGCGGCTTTATTAGCGACATCGAAATAAGCGTGGTCTCAGCTGGCGCGACGACTTACGTTACTAGCGCGCGCATTACTGCACTGGGCGCACTATCTAAACTGGCTCGCGCTAACTGGGAACTAGCCTTAGCTAAAGATTACGATGGCGATCAGATTTACACGATTCTTTCAGATTTACTTCTTAATAACTGGAACGAAGTTGCTCCCGCTCTTCAGTGGTATCAGTACGATCCGACGACGACATGGGCTAACGCCGAAAACGTCGGACTTGGTGAAATTGATCGCCCGGGGCAATACGAGATGGTCAATCGTTCAGCCGATCCAGTTTCCAGTTATACCTTAGCAAGTCAGATCGCAGAATCGGGACTCGGTTATCTTTTCGAGGACGGTTCAGGTCGTATCGGGTACGCCGACGCATTACATCGACAGACCTATCTAGCAGCTAATGGCTACACAGAGATTTCAGCTACTCAGGGAATCGGCGTGGGCTTAAAGTCAGTTACTCGAAGCGGAGACGTTCGTAACTTTATTACTATTAACTATAAAAATGGATCTACTCTTACAGATAGCCAAGCGGCTTCTATCTCGGAGTTCGGTAAGTTCGCCGAAATCTGGGACACAAACATCGAAAACACCGTCGACGCGACCTTAGCCCTAGCGCGCCGTTTACAGCTTAAATCCTATCCACAGGCATTCTTCGATTCAATCGAGTTTCCTATAGCGTCTCCAGACATTGACGACACAGACCGAGACGCACTCCTAAAGATTTTTATGGGAATGCCTCTACGTGTTACAGATCTTCCTCCTAACATCGTCGACAGTGTCTTCGAGGGTTACGTAGAAGGCTGGTCTTTTAGGGCCAGTTATAACTCGCTTTTCATTACGATAAACGCTTCTCCGCTGGAGTTCTCCCAAGTGACACTCCGATGGAATCAAGTCAATTCGAGCGAGTCATGGAATACAATTAGCCCAACTCTAATTTGGGAAGACGCGACAGGAGCAGTGGCATAAATGGCAACGGTAACGCCCAACTTTAATTTTCCAGTTCCACAATCGACAGACCTTGTAAAAGACGGCGCGACAGCGATCGCAGCTCTTGGAACTTCTATAGATACTCAGTTCGTCGATCTTAAAGGCGGAACGACTGGACAGATCTTAGCTAAAGCTTCCGCTACGGATCTAGACTATTCATGGATCGCAAACGATCAAGGCGATCTTACAGCTATTACAGCGGGTACAGGAATCTCAGTAACTTCGGGAACTGGTCCCATTCCGACGGTAGCAATCGACACAGCGGTAACAGTCGATAAGACAACAGCCCAAACACTCACAAATAAAACTTTGACATCTCCAGCATTAACAACGCCGACAATTAGCACATTGACTACAAGCGGTGACACAATTTACGGAACAGGTTCGGGCGCAATCTCACGTCTTGGAATCGGCACAGCTGGTCAAGTATTGACAGTCAATTCAGGTGCTACAGCTCCAGAATGGGCAACGGTATCGGCTGCAAGTGGAGCAATGACTCTTATTACTAGATCATCTTTCAGCAATGTCGCTTCGGTTACTTATGACTCAGTATTTTCAAGCACTTACGGTAGTTATTTATTAGTGTTTGAAACATTTTACGCGGCAACAGAAGCAGATGACATTCTTATGCAAATGAGATACGGATCTACAACAGAGACAAGCGGAACTTACCGAGGCGTATCTATTGCCACAGCTTCCAATACTTCAACAATTACAGGATTGAACTCGGGCTCAGGTGCAGGTTCTTGGATGCTCGCCGATCAATCAGGAAATTCAGCCGAACCTTCACGCGGTCACTTTATTATTCCAAACGCAGGTGTAGCAGGTGTCGCCGCAATAAACGGGCAAATTACAAATGTATCCGCAAGTCGTTATTCAAATTTTAACGGTTCACTTTACACAAGCCGAACTTACACGGGCTTTATTCTTGCATCAGCAGCATCAAATATAACCGGCACAGTAGCAATCTATGGAATGAAGGTAGCTTAATGGCAAACGATCTAATCAAAATTATCAACGCCGAAACAGGCGAAGAAATTGAACGCGAAATGACGGACGAAGAACAGGCGTCGCGCGATTTACAGGTGCAAACTTATTCCACGGAGAAGGCAGAAAAAGAAACAGAAGCTGCAGCGATTCAAGTACTTAAAGAAGCAGCCGAAGCCAAGTTAGCTGTTCTTGGATTAACAACAGAAGATCTAAGGGCTTTAGGTCTATGACTTATCCAATCGGCACAGCTGCGGCAGTCGTCGAGGTAGCACTTGGCGAAGTCGGTACAGTCGAACAAGGCGATAACCTTACGAAGTACGGAAAGTTTACTAAGGCCGACGGTCTGCCATGGTGCGGATCTTTCGTTAACTGGTGTTTCAATGAAGCAGGAATAAAGCTTCCATCGATGGTTTCTACAGCTGCGGGAGCGCACAAACTTAAAGAAGTTAATCGCTTCGTTACAACAGAGCCGAAGATCGGCGATCTAGCGTTTATGGATTTTCCGCATGATGGCGTCGACCGTATTAGCCACATCGGAATAGTCGTCGGAGTAAAGCCGAAGAGTGTAATTACGATCGAGGGAAACACTTCGGGAACTGGCGATCAACGTAACGGCGGAATGGTAATGATTAAAGAGCGGGCATTCGGGAGCGGTAAAGAAGTCGTAGGGTTCGGACGTCCTAAGTTCGTCGCCTACGCTGGCGATTATCCGATCGTCGAAGTACCTACTCAATCGGCAGCAAAGCCGAAGAAAGCGGAGAAAACTAATGGAAAACTTAAAAGCATTACTAGCAAGCTGGGCGCGTAGTTTCTTAGCTGCGTCTATCGCTGTTTACATGGCTGGAGTCTCAGATCCCAAGGCGATCGGCATGGCGGGCCTTGCCGCCGTTCTGCCTGTAGTCCTACGCTGGCTAAATCCTAAAGATTCAGCTTTCGGGTTATCGGGGAAGTGACTCGGAAACTACTCGCGGGAAGTCTGGCCTTAGTCCTTTCGGTCGGGCTTTCCGCTTGTGGTTATCAGGGTTGGGTTCGTTATGAATGCCAAGAATACGAAAACTGGTCGAAGCCAGAATGCCAAGAGCCACAATGTATCCCTACTGGAACGTGTACTAGCGACGTCCTTGGAGAAGAAGCTCCACAGCCCAGCCCGACGCCGTAGTCCAGAAGAAGTCCACGCCACCCTAATTCTTATTATCGGTTCTACTTTAGCGGCGGTTTTTTTAATTGTTACCCTTGGAATTACTTACGCGCTTATCTTCGTTACTCAGCCGATCGGTAATCAAGCTCCTAATGACGCGGCCTTTATTGATCTTCTAAAGACTCTAGCGATCTTCTTAACTGGATCACTTGGCGGAGTTCTAGCGGGTAATGGATTAAAGTCAAAGCCGAAAACACCAATCGACACGCCGACAACTACGCGGGAATCTTGACCTAGTCGACTTCTTGCTTCACTCTTTACATCGGGAGCGCGAACGTCGCTCCCAGTATCGGGAGCA